CGATCAACTCTCCAATCAGAGGAGGAGAAGTTATTCACACTGGCGTCATTCCATTCCTAAAAAACTTCGAATCAGCAGTAAAATCTACAAGTCAAAATGGCCTAAGGGGAGGGTCAGCGACCGCCCACATTCCATTTTGGCACTACGAGATTGAAGATGTCTTGGTTCTTAAAAATAACGCTGGAACTGACGATAACCGTGTGCGAAAATTAGACTACTCAATTCAATTTTGTAAATTATTTTATGATCGTCTGATTGCAAATCAAGATATCACCCTGTTTAGTCCTCATGAAGCAAAAGGATTATACGAAGCTTTTGGTGACAACAAGAAGTTTGAAGAGCTTTATTTAAAGTATGAAAATTCTAGATCTTTAAAGTTTAAGAAGAAGATATCAGCCAGAAAATTGGCAGAAATTTTTGCTCGCGAAAGACTTGAAACTGGTCGAATTTATTCAATGAATATTGACAATGCCAATGAGCATGGATCGTGGAATATACCATGCTATATGTCTAATTTATGCGTAACCGGAGATACATCCGTGATGGTTGACGTGGAAGGGCAATTGTGTACAATCTCTATGGAGGAGGTAGTGCAGCTAGTTGAATATGGCAAGGAAGTTAAAATTCTATCTTCAAAAGATGGTTTAGATAGCTTTGAATTGATATCTGACGCCGCAATGATGAATGAAAGTGCGGAAATTCTGGAGGTTACAGATCTAGAGTCTGGCTTTGTCGTAAAATGTACTCCAGATCATAAAATCTATACCAAAAACCGTGGATACGTAATGGCGAAAGACTTAGAAGAGACGGACGAATTGCAGATAATGGAATGATTTGTGTATTATAGGATAGATAATTTCTATTCCTACATGCGGAGATTGATCATGCTACACTACGTCTACAAAATTACCTTCAAAACGACGCTAAAGACATACATTGGTATGACCAGCAAGAGTCCAACAGAGCGAATACATAAACATTATCTGAACTCCATAGCTGGGATTGATAGTCACTTGTATAGAGCTATCCGATTGTATGGCATTTCTGATTGCCTATTTGAAACACTCTCCAAATGCGAGTCTCAGGAAGAGGCTCTACGATTGGAAAAAGAATTTATTAAAGAAAACGACTCTATCGCAAATGGATACAATGAAAGTCAAGGAGGAGTTGGTGGATGGTGCGTTCCAGATCATAAGCTAAACCAATGGAAGCAGAAGATTTCAAAAAGGTCTAAAGGAAAGAAGAATCCTAATGCCAATGCCATTTCCAACGAAGAAATTCTTGAGTACGCTATGAGTTTTTTTAAGAGCAATGACAACCGTCTGATACGTGCTAGATGGACTGAATACTCGAAAGAAAACGGATTGCCACTAACATATACCAAGTATCGTTTTGGAGGAGGTTATCAAAACTTTTTAGAGTCATTCAAGAAATTTTTATCAAAAAACGGTATTGACCACAATAAAGATTCGTTCGCTCTGACTAAAGATGAAAGATACAACGAAGAAGTCAATTTAAAAATTAGTAACACTATTAAACAGAGAAACGAGAAAAATGCTAAAAATCAATAAGCTTAATAATGTCGAAAAGGTATTTGACGTTACTGTTAAGCATAATCACAACTTTTATGCCAATGGGGTTTTGGTAAGCAATTGCCAAGAAATTATACACCCCACGGTTCCAATCGAATCCATAAGTGATCCAAAAGGTGAAATAGGTATCTGCATTTTATCGGCACTCAACCTGCTAGAGTTGAACAATGAGAAAGATATTGAATTAGCTTGCAGAATCGCCGTACAGACTTTGGATTCTGTGATAGAATATCAAGAGTATCCAATCTTGGCTGGCGAAACTTTCACAAAGAACAGACGTTCTCTTGGTATTGGAATCACTAATTTAGCTGGTTTTCTAGCAAAGAATAAGCTATCTTATAACGATGAAGCTGCATTGAAACTTGTTCATGAAACGATGGAGCAAATACAATGGCATTTGATAAACGCTAGTTGTGAATTAGCTGAATCTCTTGGGCCTTGTCCAAAGTTTAAAGATACGAAATATTCTCAAGGCTTGCTACCAATTGATTGGTATAAGAAAACGGTCGATGAGCTTGTTGAACCTAAATACAATATGGACTGGGAGGGTTTACGTGAAAGAGTCAAGAAACATGGTCTTCGCAATTCTACTTTATCTGCTATTATGCCTTGCGAAAGTAGTTCTGTCATTCAAAACAGCACCAACGGAATAGAACCAGTCAGAAGCTTATTGATCCACAAAAAGGCCAAGAACGGTGTTCTCAAGCAGCTTGTTCCAAACTATCACAGTCGAAAGAATTACTACACAATAGCTTGGGACATAAAAGACAATAAGTCTATTCTTAATATAGCCGCCGTGATTCAAAAGTTTGTTGACATGAGCATGAGCACTAATTTATATTACAATTATTCTCATTATGCAGATGGAAACATTCCTCTCAGCGTGTTGATCAAAGATCAGATTTACGGTTATAAATATGGTCTAAAAAACTTCTATTATGCCAATACTCCGGATGGAGACAAAGAACATAATGAGATGTTGGGAGAAGAAGAAGGGGGGTGTATCGGTGGAGCATGTAGCATTTAAGTTCTGCGCCAGTTGTCAAGAGAATAAGTCCATTTTATGTTTTGGGAAAGATAGAAGGTCTAAAGACGGATTTAGAGGGCGTTGTAAAGACTGCCGAAAGGCAGAAACGTCTACCCCGGAACAAAAAGAAATGGCTAAAAAAAGAAGGAAGCGTTATGACAACTCAGAACACGGCAAGGCAATAAAAGCTGAGTATAGTAGAACTGAAACGGCTAGAATTTTGTCTAGAGCCAGAAATAAAAAGTATTCTTCTAAGCCCGATGTCTTCGAGAGAAGAAAGGCTTACGAACGAGATAGATTCAGTAATAATCTCAATTACAGATTGATATCTAACTTGAGATCTAGGTTATACGGAGCACTGAAGGGGACCACTAAATCGGACCATACCATGAGGCTGTTAGGATGTGATGTCAGCCAACTGTGGGAACATTTAGAATCTATGTTTCAAGAGGGAATGACAAAAGAAAACTACGGAAAGTGGCATGTCGATCATATAAAACCCTGCGCCTCGTTCGACATGTATGATCCAGAGCAGCAAAAACAGTGTTTTCATTACAGCAATCTTCAACCATTGTGGGCGGAAGATAACCTTATAAAAGGTATACGAACAACTAGTAACGCAAAGGATTTGAATGAAAACAATTTTTAATCTCAAAAACGTTGACCCAATGACTCAGCCATTGTTTCTTGGACAAGATCTTGGCGTACAAAGATATGACATCATCAAATATCCTATCTTCAAAGAGCTTGACAGCAAGCAAATGATGAACTTCTGGAGACCAGAAGAAATTGAACTAAAGAGAGACAGGGGAGATTTTAAGCAGATGAGTGACAATGAAAAATTCATTTTCACATCCAATCTTAAATATCAAACAATGCTCGACAGTGTGATCTGCCGTGGAGTTCCAACCCTTCTTGAGTTTGTCACGAACACTGAGCTAGAGGCGTGTTTGATGACTTGGCAATTCTTTGAGAAAATTCACTCTCAAAGTTATAGCTACATTATTCAGAATGTATACTCTGACTCTTCAGAAGTTTTTGAAGGAATTTATGAAGATAAAGAGATTATTAAACGTGCGAATACCGCTATCTCAGACTATAATAATCTGATGGGTATGGCGTGTTGTACAGATAAAAAGTCTGATATCAAAAAACAAATATACATGACTATCATCAGTATAAATATTTTGGAGGCTATTCGTTTCTATGTCAGTTTTGTTTGTAGTTTTGCTTTTGCTGAAAACAAAAAGATGGCTGGAAACGCTGACATCATCAAACTCATAAAGAGAGATGAAGCTCTGCATTTGATGAACACACAGCAAATCCTAAAGATTCTACACACGGAAGAATCAGAGGGTTTTATTCAAACTGCATATGAATGCCGAGAAGCTGCCACAAAAATGTTTGAAAATGCAGCAAATGAAGAAAAAGAATGGGCGTCTTACTTGTTCAAAGATGGATCTATCATAGGTCTCAATGAAACCGTTCTGCATCAATACATTGATTGGCTATGTATGTCAAGAAGAAAGGCTATTGGTCTACCTTACGACAATGTTGGTAAAAACCCAGTGGCTGGATGGACTCAAGCTTGGATGCAAAGTGAAAGTGTTCAGGTCGCACCTCAAGAACACGAAATAACATCTTATAAGATTGGTGCAAGTAAAAACGATATAGACAGCATGGATTTTGGAGATTTAGGATTATGATTATCGATGAAGACAATAAAGATTGGTCTGTCCCATGTTATATTTCAAAGATTAAACAATGGCATTATGACCGAAACCTTATAAAAGGAAGTACAGACAAAGATCAAACGTTGAAGCTACTGCAAGAGCTTGGAGAGCTTTCTGACAGCGTTTGCAAAGGAAAGAGTGTTGCGGACGACATTGGAGATATGATGGTCGTACTGATCAACATAGCAGAAAGGAACAATCTCTCTGTAGCACATTGCTTGGACGTTGCTTGGAACGATATCAAAGATAGAAAAGGAAAGATGATAGATGGAATTTTCGTAAAAGAGGAATTACAAGTAATTTAAAATCTTTCATAAAAGGCTATCAAATGACAACAAGAAGAAGAAGACAAGATAATGTAGTCACCAAGAAAGTAACTTCTAAATCAACTCCCAAGATAACACCATTGGAAGCGAAAACAGACAATCAAAAAGATTACATCAGAGCTATCGTAGAGAATGATATTATCTTTTGCTCTGGACCTGCTGGTTGTGGCAAATCTTTTATCGCCGCTGGAATAGCAGCCGAACATTTGCACTCAGGATTGGCCAAGCAGGTTATCATAACAAGACCTCTTGTTTGCAGTGGAAAAGACATAGGGGCATTGCCCGGAGAAATGAGTGAAAAGATAGCACCATATCTTTTGCCTATGGAAGAGAATCTAAAGTTTTTCCTAGGGCAAGCCTACTATGGTTATTACCTCAATGAAAAACAAATTCAATATAGACCTCTTGAGGTTATGCGTGGAGCAACATTTCATGATGCATACATGATATTGGATGAAGCTCAGAATTGCACAGAAGATCAAATCAAGATGTTCGTGTCAAGAATGGGTAAAAACTCTAAGGTTCTTATCAATGGAGATATCAATCAAGACGACCTAAAGGGTAAAAGCGGCTTGGCCAGATGCATCAACAAGCTTGAAAATATCGATAGCATTGCAATCTGTAAACTTGGATACGAAGACATACAAAGGAATGGAATCATAGGAAGATTTTTGAGAGCATTGGAGAATTAATTTATGCCAACATATAGTTTTTGTTGCGAAGATTGTGCTGCAACAACTGAAATTGAATGCAGGGTCGCAGAGTATAAAGCCAAATCAAAAAAGGTTTCATGCTCAGTCTGCAATTCAAAGAATGTATACAGAGATTTTAAGGCTGACAACGTTCAGGGTTCTGTGAAAAACGTAAATACCATAGGTCAATTGGCGGATAAAAACGCCAAGAAAAATAAAACTAAAATCAGTGAAGCAAAGCATAAGCAAAAAGAATCTACAATTCAAGCGCCACAACCTTGGTATAAAAACAGTAAGTACGGATCTGCTACGCCCAAAGAAATAAACAAAATGTCAACAGACCAAACAACTAAATACATAATGGAGGGGAAAAATTGAAATACATCGACAGTCATTCAATTCCAAGTAAAGAAACTTCTACAGTTCTTTTCAGCAAGACTGGAAATATCATAGAAGAAAAAGAATCAGATAAAGTTACACATCATGCAAAAATCCTACGAACCTTAGACCGAGAAGAACTAAGAGAAAGTTATCTCATCAGAGTTCATCAAGGCGCACTCTTCGATCCATATGGACCATACGGCAGAAGAGAAAGAACGCTTGACACAATGATGAGAAGGGTTTCTAAAAACACCTTTGATTTATACATAACATACTTGAAAACAAACAATACTATTTATTTAACAAAAGCTCAGAGAGGATTTTTAAATGACTAAAAAAGGACCGTTGGGCAAAGCAGAAAAGTTCTATGTTGACAATAACTTAGAAATGTCTATTGATTCTTTGTGCAAAGATCTAGACAGATCAAAGTCTACAATAGAAGGATATATAAAAAGTATAGTCATCAAAGAAACTACAAAAGCTGAAACATTGCTTTATCAGCAGTTTGCAAGAAACAACAAGGGGTCAACGGTGATGACGCCAAACGCATCAGAATTATCTGACTCAAAAAGATCTCAATCAACAAAGAAAATTTCAAGAGCTTCTTGCGTAGCAAAAATTAGGGAACAAAATGGACGATGAAAAATGGGCAAAGTTTTATTCTTCAGACAAGAAGAATGTCAATAAGCTTTTCATTAAAGTCATGACATCTGATGGTGAGCATTTTTTCTTTTCAGATTACGATCATTGGTTTTTAGTAAAAGAATATTGTGAAAAAAAAGAAGTCTTCATAAAAGATCTACACTTGCAATTCAGGTCCACGAAATGCATAATAGACATTGGAAGTCCAGAGGCTGTCTACTTGGTTAGATCAGCGTGGGGGTCCATAGGAAGACCAACAAGAGATTTCTATACTGTGGGTCTACTGAAAGACGATGGGTATGTCCACAAGCAAATGTGGGTAGTCCCAGAGCTTCTCCTAGACAAAGAGTACGAAGACGATCTATCAGAATGTTTTGAGGAGGCATTGATTTACGATGATAGAAACAGAATGTTTTGAGGAGGCATTGATTTACGATGATAGAAAAAAGAAAAAGAACAGACAAGAGCAAGTATAAGCACGAGTCTACAGGTGATCACTGTACTTGTGCAGCTTATGTTGCTGAAATAATGTGTCGAAAAAATTCAGAAAATAAAAACGAAGGATCGTTGCCTTATAAATTCTGGAACAAAAAACCGTGGGATTGGACCTTCAGAAAACAGCTTTACGTTGCAAATAACTTGATCAAGTTATTCTCAGAAGAAGCTGTTGTCAAAGCTATCAACTCATCTGAGTTTTATGGAATATTTTCTTTAAATCATCCGAAAGTCAATGGGGTAATCCACAAATATCAGCTACTATTAGATGAACAGGAAGCTAAACCGAAGCAAGAAATAGAAGTTAAAAATGACGCTAAGGTAAGAAAATCTAGTTACGGTGGTAAAAATATTCTAAATAGATTGAGGAACATCGAGAATGGCGAAAAAGTCGAAGACATTGATAACTGATAGTGATTCGGATCAGATGGTAGCAACACTAATCAAGAAATATGGAAAGATTATTCAATCTGGCACCGAGGTTCTACAGAGATTAGAATCGTACAAAACCATAAGTATCGGTCCAGCGTTGGACATAGCTTTGGGTGGCGGAATCCGTGAAGGTCAGTGCGTGGTCATGACAGGAGATCCAAAGACAGGAAAGACAACCACCGCTCTTTATTTTGCGGCGAAGGCTCAAGCCGAAGGCAAAAGGATCTATTATTTAAATACCGAGGGTAGATTAACAAAGGAAAACTTTCACGGCATCAAGGGTCTGAACATTGAAGAAATTCAGATAGTTCAAGCTACAGATGACAAGCCTGTTATTTCCGCTGAAACATACCTCAATATTTTGGAACAACTGATCAAAGAAGAAGAAAACTTAGTTGTTATTGTGGATTCGACATCAAACATGGTTCCTCAGGATGAGATTGACGGAGATATCAGAAGCGGTGTACGCAACGCTTTGCCTAGATTGCTGTCAATGTTCTTCAAAAGAATCAGTGGCGACATGGCAAGAATGAAAGCTATAGCTATATTTGTTACTCATAATATTGCTAATACTGGAGGATCTAAATACGCTCCAGCAAAAATGGCTGACTGTGGAAATATGATTCAGTTTCAGGCTGGTACAAATATGGTTATTACTCACAGAGGAAAGTGGGAAGTTCCAAAGGAATCCGGAAACCATGTCGGTCAAGTGGCGAATTGGCAGATCAAGACTTCCGCCGCTGGTGGTCGTCCAATGAGCACAGCTCAAAGTTGGATTAGATATGGAGTAGGAATCGACGAATGCCAAGAGATAGCTCAGATCGCCACAGAGTTCGCTATAATAAGCCTAAAAGGATCGTGGTATACTATCAATAAGTTTGTAGAAAAGGCAGAAGATCCAATCATAAAGACTTGGCTAACAGCAAACGGCATTGATTCAACCAAAGAAGAAGAAGTGACCAAAGCCTTTAAATTTCAAGGGATAGAAAATGTGGTAACGTTCTTGAATGAGAATGAAACTTTATTAAACTATCTAAATGAAAGCATCAGAGAAGTATTGCTATGAAAGTTTTTGGGTTAAACGAAAGAGAATATATTCTGGATCTTAAAAAATGCTCCAAACCAAGAGATCGATGTTCTGTTTACCATAAAATGGCCAGAGTCCTGCTTCATGAAATGTTTTCTGGCTACAATATTTATGAAGAGGTTAAATTACCGGGATCGACAGATCCTTCAAAAAAATCCGTTTTATACCTTGACTTCTTCATTCCCAATGGTAAGGTTGGAGTAGAGGTTCATGGAGAGCAACATTTTAAATTTGTACCATTTTTTCATAAAACTAAAATGCAATATCTACAAGCTAAGGCGAGAGATGTCGCTAAGATACAGTGGTGTGAAATAAATTCGTTCAAATTGATTGAGTTACGCTGGGACGATAACATAGAATATTGGAGAGAAAAAATTGAACGCAGCAGATAGATTAAGGCATTTTTTAGATGGCATAGATGCGTATATAACCGCAAAAAACATCACACCCACACCGTTCAACGCAGAGTTTGCTATCGCAGAAACCTTTACGCTTGAGCAAATGCAGAAACTCATTCAAGATGAATGTTTTAATTATGCATATTTATTATATCAATATGCTGATCATGTATCTCACGAGCGAGCTAATTGTGAAAATGTTGTAAAATGGTGTGATTACAATCTGCAAAGTATCATAGCAGAAGATTTGAAAAATGGCGTATGGGAACAGTACGCAAAGCATGAGACAAAAGTGGCCACTATCCTAAGGGACAATGAAGTCGCTTTTAAAATCCATGAATGGAAAATGACAGCAGAAGGTCGTCTTGAAAATGTGAAAAACAGAGAATATAACATTCGTCGCAAGGCAGATATCTTGATCGAAAAAGGAAAGAAAAGATGAGTAGTGAATCTATGCAAGCGTTTTTAGACTCTTTGACAGATGATCAAAAGGCTAAACTTATAAGCGAGTTGTCTAAATCAATACCTATTATTCATAAAGAAGAAGTGGTTTCTTCTGTGAAACCTCGTGTGCAAGTGAACGAGGATTTTACTGTTGTTCGTGGTGAAAATTATTCAGATAAGAGGAAAACTCAGGTGAAAGCAAAGAACAATCAGTGGAGCGACACTGGTGAAGATCGTGATCCAAGTTTTGATGCATCTAAATTTGAACGTATGGGCAAAGCCATTCGAAACCGTGAAAGAACAAAGAAGCAATCTGTTGATTGCCACGTTTGCGGAAGGTCTATTGAATTAAATTCAAACCTAGTTTACGGAGAATTCGTTCGATGTAATAGATGCACAGGAAAGTAGAATGGATTCACAACTTTCTGACATTGGAGCAGAACGCGCTGTGTTAGCAGGGCTTTTTGCTTACGGTTTAGATTCATACGTCGAGATAAACGATTTCATTACACACAATAGCTTTGCTCATCGCAGCAATCAGGTTATTTACAAGTGTATCGAAAAAGTACTTGAAAAAAGTAATGCTATTGATATCCCGTCGATCCTGTCTGCGGCAGAGCAACTCAATCTATCAGAAGCAATACAAACAAAACAAGAGCTAGAATACATCAGAGACTTGATGGATTATCCAGTCAAGCAAACCAATGTATTGATTTTTGCGGCTCAAGTTAAAAAGTTTGAATTTGCCCGTAAGGCTAGGCTTATAGCCAACAAGATAGACAAAGATATCTCATCTATCAATGGCGATGAGACTATAGATGAAATCATTAGTCTTGTGGAAATGCCGTTGATGGATTTTCTTCGAGGAGATGACTCTGGTAAAAAACCCGAGATGCTCGGAGACGACATTGATGAATATCTTGATTTTCTCATAGAGAATAAATGTGACCAAATCGGATTGACTAGCGGTTTTCCGAGATTCGACTCTGTGGTTGGAGGAGGTCTACGTAGAAAATGCGTAGACTTAGTCTCCGCTCGTCCCGGAGTTGGTAAGTCTGTCTTTGCAGACAACGTAGCTATACACAACGCTCGCAAAGGCATCCCCGTTTTGATGCTAGACACAGAAATGTCTAAAGAGGATCATCTCAATAGAATTTTGTCTAATATCAGCGGAGTTGACATAGGAGAAATATCAACAGGAAAATTCTCAGAAGATGATGAAAAGCTTATCCGTGTGAAAAAAGCTAAAGAAGAAATCAAAAGCATTCCATACACTTATGCGAGTGTTGCCGGAATGCCGTTTGACGCACTCTTGAACATTATAAAGAGATGGATATTGAGAAGTGTGGGTCAAGATGATAAAGGCAAGACAAAAGACTGTTTGGTCGTTTGTGACTACCTAAAGTTAATGTCTTCAACATCTATCAAAAACAATGTACAAGAATATCAAGCTCTTGGTTTTCAGATAACCGACCTTCATAACCTAGCTGTCAAATATGATTTTCCATGCTTGTCTTTTGTTCAGTTGAACAGAGATGGTATCACAAAAGAGTCTACAGACGCTGTGAGCGGTTCTGATAGGCTCATTTGGTTATGCACATCTTTCTCCATATTTAAACTCAAGTCTGTTGAGGAGCTTGCAGAGGATGGACCGAATGCAGGTAATCGTAAGTTGGTAACATTAAAAGCTCGTCATGGAGCTGGTTTGATCGACGGTAATTATATCAATATGAATATGATAGGATCTCATGCCAAACTTGTAGAACTAAGAACTAGAAATGAAATGAGAATGTCTCCAAACGGAGGTATTATTGAGGGTTCGAATCTACCTTTTGACGCAGAGGAAGAAGATGAAGATTGATAATGACGTGAAGTTAGACTTTGATGATGTATTACTCGTACCACAAAGATCAAAGGCTGCTAGCAGAAAAGATGTTGATTTAAAAAGAACATTCAAATTCTATCACTCAAACAGAGATTGGAATGGAATACCAATAGTCGCTGCCAATATGGACACAACTGGCACCTTTGCTATGGGAACAGCGTTATCAGCTTATGATTGCTTAACATGTCTCAGTAAACATCATGAAGCATCTTCCGTTGCGTCATACTACAGTATGCGTAATAACCAAAATAATGTTTGGGTTAGCGTGGGCATGGAAGATGATTCTGATAAAATCAGTGAAATAACAGATATTCTTGGGCACTCTCCTAATATCTGCGTAGATGTAGCCAATGGATACACTGAGAAGTTTATTGATCGGTGTGCCTCGATAAGAAGAAAATTCAATGACTCTATAATTATGGCTGGAAATATTTGCACTCCAGAAATGGTTTCAGAGCTTATTCTTCATGGTGGAGTTGATATTGTGAAGGTTGGGATTGGTCCCGGATCTGCTTGCACAACGAGATTAAAAGCTGGAGTAGGATATCCTCAGCTATCTGCTATTGCAGAATGCTCACACGTAGCTCACGGATTAAGCTCCGAGGTTGGTAGACTTGGTTTGATATGTGCTGATGGAGGTTGTCGTTACCCAGCAGATGTAGCCAAGGCTTATGCTGCTGGAGCAGATTTTGTTATGTTGGGAGGAATGCTTGCTGGCACATGGGAATGCGACGGTGAGTGGACATACGATGAAAACGGCGAAAGAAAAAGCATGTCATTTTATGGAATGTCTTCAAAAAAATCTCAAGAAAAACATGGAGAAGGTCTTCAAGATTACAAAGCTAGTGAAGGCAGGGTAAAAACGGTTGACTATAAAGGCACAGTATTCTTGACACTCAGAGATATTTTAGGTGGAATTCGCAGTGCTTGTTCTTACACAGGAGCAACAAATCTTAAAGATTTTAGTAAAACCGCTAAGTTTATAAGGGTCAACAGAATACACGACAATAAATCTGTAGAGGAATTATGATCATTTACATCTTGATGGCTAACACAAGGTCACGATTTATATGAAGACAACAAATGCTCGTCTTGATCTCTCTAAAGTAAAAGATATAATTTTTAACGATATCTTCATTCTTCTGGACAGTTTTAAGTTGGAATATACTCAGGATAGAGATAACATCTTTATGAGGTGTCCTATTCATGAAGGCAGTGACAATCAAAATGGACTGTCGATTTCTTTGAACAAGCAGATGTGGAAATGTTGGACCCGTGGCTGTCATGATCATTTTCAATCAGATATTTTTGGTTTGATCAAAGGGTTATTGGATACAGAATCATTCTCAGAGGTATTAAAATACACGTCTAAATTGTATAATTTTTACGACGCAAAAAGCGATAAGATCACTATCGACACTGTTTCTGGATATGATGCAGACGACTGTTACAATGACTTTAATAAAATTGTTAGTTCTATCTCTAGATCTAAAAATAACCCTGAGGGCTGCACCAAGTCGCTCAACAAGGATTTGTTGGGAGACTCAGGGATCATGTCTCCTTATTTCTTATCCAGAGGGTTTAAAGAAGAAACGCTCAAATTCTTTGAGGTTAAAGAAACGAAAGATCGCCAAGGGATTTTTAGACACAGGGCAATCATTCCTATTCGTTTCAAATCCCATGCCGTTGGATTCATTGCTAGAGCAACCAAAGAATGGATACAACCAAAATACATCTTCTCCGAGGGGTTAAGAAAAACAGATTATTTATACAATTTTGACAATGCTATAAGTTCTGCACAAGATACAAATTCAATGTTTTTGGTGGAAGGTCAAGGTGATGTTTGGAGACTGTGGGAATGTGGAGTTCGCAATTGTGTTGGATTATTTGGAAAAGATATATCCGGAACACAAAGAAGCTTGTTATTGAATTCAGGTGTGACGACGCTCGTCGTGTTGACAGACAATGATCAGGCTGGAAGAGAATCTAAAATAAAGATAAACAGAGACCTAGGCAGATTATTCAAATTAATTTTTCCAAACATCAATGCTAAAGATATTGGTTCTATACAAAGTAAAACCGTTAAAACGAATATCTTAAAAGACTTAAAAGGATACTATCAATGATTCTAGGAATTTCTGGACGCAAGCAAGCTGGCAAAAACACTACTGCAAACATCTTGCATGGCATTGTTCTCAAGGAACAGGGATTTATTAAAGATTGGGAAATTGGAGATACTGGTCAATTATTGATCAAGACATCTGGTGTAGATGGTTGGGGCGAATTCTGCATTGAACGTAAAGATAAAGCGTTTGTAGCATGGGCAGATAATAATATGTGGCCATTCGTTAAGCTTTATAGTTTCGCGGACAGTCTAAAATGGATGTGTACAGAACTTTTTGATATTCCAAATGAATGCGTTTGGGGAACCAATGATCAAAAAAATCAAATTCAAGAACATTTACTTTGGGAAAATATGCCCGGAGTTGTCACTCCGGAAGTCGCGGAGGAATTCTTCGACAAACACATCGATGACTTCAACCGACTCAGTCCACCAGCAGCTAAAGAAGACTTTCTGTCTATGGGGCTGATCATCCACAAGTCAGGCTTCATGACCGCTCGCGAGTTTATGCAATACTTGGGCACAGATGTGATGCGCAAGATGTATGAGCCAATTTGGGTTAAAGCATGCCTTAAAAAGATACAACACGAACAATCTCAGTTGGCAATAATAGCAGATGTTCGTTTTCCAAGTGAAGTTAAAGCGATAGAGCAAGCTGGCGGAACGCTGGTGCGACTAACAAGGAAAGTTTTCTCAAAAGATAATCATTCCAGTGAAGTAGCCCTTGACGATTACCCATTTGTCCATGTTATGGAAAACAGCAATGAATCAATAAATGAACTAAAGAATAAGGTAAAATCTTTTTATCTTAATTTAGTAAAACCCACTTACCTTAATTAAAGGAATCTGATGCTAGTAACATATGTAAGAAGTTCCAGCTACAACAATTATGACTTTTGCCAAATGCAATATTTTTTGACTTATGTCTTGGGATGGCAATCTGACAGTGGCAAAAAGGCAGATATGGGAACGATGTCACATAAAGTTATGGAAATTTTAGCTTCCTTTAAAAAGTATCAACAAGATAATCCACGCAAAAAGATTTTTGAAATACAAGACGATAAATGCGGCAAGATAAAGGTTTCAAAAGATGAGCTTTATACCGATGGGTTTGTGGATAAAATTATTGATCTATCGATATTAAAATATTCAGATGGTTCAAAACATAAATTTCTTAAAAGTGATAAAGCAGATGTTCGAAATACGGTTTTTGCTTTTTTAACGCATACAGATGGACTGTTTGACCCCAGAAACAGAAACATTCATCATCCAGAAGCTCATTTTGATATTCTTATAGAAGAAGAATGGGCTAAATTTGAATATGAAATAGACGGCAAAATGGTCAAGGGTCAACTGGCAATAAAAGGAACCATTGACTTGACAACCTTGGTGAATGACTCTACAATAGAAGTTATCGACTGGAAAAGTGGAAGACGTATGGATTGGGCTACCGGACAAGCCAAAGATTACAAGAAGCTGGAAGATGACCCTCAGTTGCTTTTATATTTTTACGCTATTTCCAAATTGTATAAAGATTTTCCCAATAGAATAATGAGCATCTTCTTTTATAAAGATCCTGACGGTAAGCCAGATCCAAAACCTTTCAGCATTTGCTTTGGACCAGAAGATGAACAAAGGTTTCTAGAAAAACTTAAAAACAGGTTTTTAGAGATTCAACAAAACAATAATCCAAAGCCTGTAGATCCAACAAGAAACAATATGAAATGTAAATATCTGTGTCATTTTTGCAAAAACAATTGGGAGGACACCAATGAGAATATGTGTATATACATAGAGAAGCATTTAAAACAACACGGCATGAAAGAGACTATCAAAGATTGCACCCGTCCCGGTTTCAACATAGGTTTCTATGAAGCACCGGGCTAAAAAAAGAAAGATTTATCATGTTACACCATGTTCACATTGGTCGCAGAGGCTTCTTGCAAGCTGGAGTTTTAGCTGCAATCGGTCATAATATGACGCTTGCTGACATAAAGAGTCACAGCAGTGTGGAAGGCACAGCAAAGAGTGTGATTTTTATATATCTTCCCGGAGGCATTGCTGCTCAGGAATCATTTGATCCTAAAATCAATGTGCCTGTAGAGTACCGAGGGTCGATGAAGCCAATCAACACCAATGTCGATGGTATTCAGCTAAATGAGTCTTTGGTGAAAACAGCGACGATTGCAGACAAGTTAACAATACTTCGCTCCATGACTCATGGTGAAGCTGCTCATGAACGAGGCACACACAATATATTCACTGGATATAAACCAAGTCCAGCGATTCAATACCCATCCATAGGAGCCGTTGTAAGTCATGAGTTTGGATCTAAAAACAGTATACCTGCGTACATCTCTATTCCAAATCAATCAAATGAATTTGCTGGAACTGGTTATCTGAGCAGTTCTTTTGGATCTTTTGATCTTAACTCTGATCCTGCTAGTGATAATTTTAAGGTAAAAGATCTTGCTCTTCAAATCGACGCCAAAAGATTCGACAAAAGAAAAAAAGCTTTGGATCTGATAAACTCAGATTTTATCAATCAAAATAAATCGGCAGATACTTTGATGGCTATGAACTCCTTTTATGACAAAGCCTATGACTTGATAGGAAATTCTGAGACTCAAGAAGCATTTAAGCTAGAAAAAGAATCGCCAGAAACACGAGACAGATACGGTAGAAATACCGCTGGAGCCAGAATGCTTTTGGCTCGTAGACTTGTGGAAGCTGGAGCAAGGTTCGTCACCTTGACATATGGCAGTTGGGATATGCATGACGGTATAGAAAATGGTATCAAATCTCAACTTCCAGCTTTTGATCAAGGTTTTGCTTCATTGATTCAAGATCTATCAGACAGAGGGCTTTTGAGTTCAACTTTGGTTTGTGTAATTTCTGAATTTGGAAGAACTCCAAAAATTAATTCTACAGGAGGACGAGACCATTGGCCTAGAGTTTTCAGTTCAGTTCTTGCTGGAGGCGGAATCAAGGGTGGTATTGTTTACGGATCTTCAGACACAACTGGATCAGAGCCTCAAAACAATCCGGTTGAAATTCATGATTGGGCAACGACAATCTACCATCAAATGGGAATCAATGCTGATAAAGAACTCATGGCCCCCGGAGGCAGACCGATAGAGATTGTTGATTTTGGAAAAATTATAAAGGATATTATTATATGATAAACAGAAGACATTTCTTAGAGCATGTTGGTGGACTTGCAGCTTTAGCCTCCACATCTTACGCTTTTGGTCATAGTATCATTGAAAATGCGTCTAAATTACGCAAACAAGAAAAATCTGCAATTTTAATATGGCTGGGCGGCGGTCCTCCAACTATCGATATGTGGGACTTGAAACCAAACACCAAGAACGGTGGTCCATTCAAGCCTATCAGCACAACTGGGGATTTTCAGATTTGTGAACATCTGCCTTTGTTGGCACAGCTTGGCGATAGCTTTTCTTTGATCAGAAGCATGTCCACTCAAGAAGCAGATCATGAGCGTGGAGCATATTATATGCACACTGGATTCAAACCCTCTCCAACAGTGCAGCATCCATCCATTGGCTCTGTGGCATCTTTTGAACTTGGAAAAAACAGAAAAGAACTAGATATTCCATCGTTTTTTTCTGTCAACACTGGAAGTGTAGGCGGTGGATTTTTAGGAACTTCGCACAATCCCTTTGTGGTAGATTCCAATGGAAATGTAAATAATCTAGGCAACAAACTCAATCTGAATCGTTTGGACGCTTTATCTTTTGTCGAAGATAATTTTATCAATTCTAGACGAGGAGAATTGCCAAGAGACCATAAAAAGCTGTATGAAAAAACCATAAAGTTAAATACTTCTCCACAGATGGATGCTCTCAAGGTTGACACAGAACCTCAACAAACGAAAGACGCTTATGGAAACACTAGCTTTGGCCGAAGCGTATTGATGGCACGCCGTTTGATTCAAGTCGGAGTTCCTTTTGTGGAAGTTGGATTTGGAGGCTGGGATTTGCATCAAATGACTCACGAAACGCTAAAAGACAATAAATTGCCAGAATTAGACAAAGCAATTTCCGCATTGATAGTTGATCTGAAAAGACTTGACATGTGGGAAAATACCGCTATCATCATGATGGGCGAGTTTGGTCGAACGCCCAAAATCAATCGGGATGCTGGCAGAGATCACTGGGCTATGAGTTGGAGCGCTTTTGTTTCAGGTGGGTTGTTCAAGAATGGGCAAGTCATTGGATCAACTTCAGAAGACGGAACTCAACCTCAAGGATCGATCTATCAAGCTTCAGACCTTATGGCAACCGTTTGTTCTGCTCTTGATATAGACACCAGCAAAGATTATACGTCGAAAAATGGACGACCAATGCGTATCGCAAATGGCGGAAACGCAATCAAAGAACTCGTTTAATTTTAAATCACAAGGAGATGTAAATGCCAATTCCAAAGAAGCAAAAAAATGAAGACTCAAATAATTTTATGAGTCGTTGCATGAGTGACCCAAATATGGGAAAAGATTATCCAGACAAAGAGCAAAGAGTTGCTGTTTGTATGAGCAAAGCTTGCGAAGATATGAATTATATCGCATCAGCAGATTTTCAAATGTATTTTGACGCTTATGGTTCTGAAGAAGAAATCAATGAAGATAATTTTTATATTCCACATTCACACGAATACGTGACCACCGATGAAGTATCTTTTGAAGAATCAGAAGTTGAAATTTGGGATGTTTCTGTAGCAAAGCCGGGACTGTGGGATAATATCAACAAAAAGAGAGACCGTGAAGGCAAAAATTATAAGCCAGCAAAACCCGGAGATCCAGATCGCCCAGACCCAAAGTCTTGGAAAAAGGCACAGTCATTGCTAAAGATCGCTTTTGCAGCTTACGATGAAGGTCAAATGCAACGAGAGCAACTCAAAAAGATGCATGAACAATTGATGGAAATTGAAGAATATCTCGAAGGTATTACTTTTGAAGAGTGGACCAAGGATATGATTTCCAAGGCTGAGATTTATATTCAGAACATCTATGATTTTATTGAAACAAATAAAATAGAAGATGAAGAGGATGACACTGAAGATGAATCTGAAGCAAAATTTAAATATGAAGACCCAAAGACTGGTGAAATCTATACGTACAAGCGTCAGGGTATTTATAGAAAAGAGGGAAGAATTTTGACCCCGGCAAACGCCTCTGAATATCAGGGTCGCAAGGTTCAGTTGGGCAAACCTTTCAGAACTCCTGACGGTCCAAAGAAGTTCAGTGTGTACGTAAAGAACGAAAAGGGCAATGTTGTCAAGGTCAATTTCGGTGATCCCAACATGACAATCAAGAAGAATAACCCAGAGCGTCGTAAAAGCTTCAGGGCGCGTCATAATTGTGACAATCCCGGTCCAAAATTTAAAGCACGATATTGGAGCTGCCGTAACTGGTGAGTATATGTACAGTTGTGTTATTATTTCAAATAAAACAGGAGTAGATCATGCCTGAATGTCAATGTGAAAATGCCGGTTGGTGTGATTTATTCAAAAAAGAAATGACGTATGATCCTCCAAACTGGCAGTGGTGCAAATCACTGTCAGAGGATCAGCGTCGTGACTATTTTAATAAAATGGATAGTACTGTGAGGGTTTTAAAAAAAGCCCCTGACGAAACAAAAGCTGACATAGTAAATTTCTTTGATATTCTACCAGAGAAAAAAAGTAAATACGCTGTGTGTGTCATTCCCGCGAATGATTCCGCTATGGAATTGCTTGATATCACACGGTCTGGCGTAAAGAAGTACGCAGAAAAATGTGGTGCTGATTACATAGAGTTGTCTGGAGATCAAAACCCAAATTGGCCTATGTCAAATAAATATAGACTAAACAGGGTAGCAAAAGCGTATGACAAAACATTATATTTAGATTGTGACATTGTCGTAAAGGATGATGCTCCGAATATATTTGAGCTAACACCAGATGATAAAATATCTGCATACGATGAATATGAGATTTTTAAACAAAGAAATGATACTGGATGGATCAGAAAGCAACAAGAATCTATATTTCTCACCACACTAGACTCCTTTCCAGAAGAGATAAAAGAAGAGTATGTAAAAAATGGCGAATTCATAACAGAATCAATGATCAACGGTGGCGTTCTTGTTGTACCAAACGCTTTGGCGGATTATTATAAACAACCAAGCAGTCCATATACTAAATTTTGGTGTTTTGATCAACATCTTTTAACTTTGGAGCTTCCAGAGGAAAAATTTAATAATCTTACTCACAAATTTAATTGTGAATATGAAGGAAAATATTTTTGGTATTTTACACATGATTCTTATTTTATTCATTTGAACGGACTTAATAATAAACCTGAATACAGAAAATATGTATTAAATCAATTTAGTCTTGGAGACTTTACTCTAAATAAAGAAGAGCAGTACAACAACACTAAATTTCATTTTGAAAATTTGAAAAAAGTAAATCTTGTTAGTAAAAATTTAGATTATGACACTGATTTCTTCGTTAAGAACAAGATTGGAATATTTTTTAATAATTTGATGCCCGGAGGAGCATTGACTTGGTTGAATGACTTTGTTTCATTTTATAAAGATGATATAACTGGAATAGTAGCTGTCGAAGATGTTCCAGAGTATAATGATGTCACATGTGGATTGAAAAGAGGATTCACAATAGATCACATGCATGAGCTTTACGAGAAATCTGACATAATCATTTACTGGATTTACTGGATTCACAGTATGCCAATACCAGACTTTTGGTTATTAAATCCTAAAAACAAAAAAATCATATTTATATCTCATGGAAGCTTAAGAGTCAGTGTTATAGATGACATATTAAAGTTTTTCAAACCAGACAAGTTTGTATGCGTAGATGAACATGTAGTGAAAAAACACAATGGAATACATATACCTCCTATAATAAAAGAAAAAGATATAACAAGAAATCCTATAAGAAAAAATGTTCTATGGCATCATAGGTTAGAGACAAATAAAGGTCTCAGTATTTTATTAGATATAATTGAAGCTATGCCAGATTATACTTTTCATATCGCTGGAAACTGGATACCATCAATATGCACACAGGAAATTATAAATTCAGTAGAAACAAGAATGCTATCTCCAGACATTAGTAACGTATTCTTTTACGGTCTTTTAGAAGACATGTCTGATTTATTTAGCATGTGCTCTTTGTCCTTATCGACATCTTTGGACGAGTCGTTTGGTATATCAATAGCTGAAAGTATAGCGAATGGCATACCTAGCGTATCAAGTTCTGCTGGAGTTGGAAAGTATTCCGATAAAATTATTCCGTATGAAGCTCATTATTCTGAGTGGGTTAAAGAAATAAGAATATGTGACCAATCAATAAAGGAAGCTAAAAATAAATCCTTTATAAAGGATAACTACTCTTCTGATCATTTCAAACAATCTTGGGATAATGTACTATGGTCGTAAATATAATAATGCCAGTATATAATACTTGCGTAACATTCCTGCAAGAAGCAATTGAGAGCATTAAAAGTCAATCTTTAAAAAGTTGGACGTTGATAATCGTCGATGACGCAAGTAATAATCCTGATACTATAAAATATCTAAAAAATATTAAAGATGAAAAAATAAGAGTTTTGTTCTCACCTAAAAATTTAGGTGACATAACTAATAGGATATATGCAAAAGATTCCCTAGATTTTGATTGTAAATATATCGCTTTCATGGATTCTGACGATATAATGTTGCCAGAAAGGTTAGAAAAACAATTTAATTTTCTTCTTAAAAATGAGGACGTGGATATATTAGGATGTCAAATACAATTTTTTTGTGCTAAAAGCGACATAAAACACGCTGTGAATCCAAAAGAATCTTTGATTTATCATCACTTTAATGTGAACGATTTTATTTTTACAACAAACTGGTGCATCAATAACCCTACTACGATGATGAAGAAAGAAATCTTACAAAGATTTGATTGCAATATAATCGGTCATTTTCAAAAAAGTTTCAATTTACATAAGAATAAATTTCCTGATTTCATATTCTATTCGATATTAGCTAAAGCTGGTTACCAAATAAGAAATTTAGATGAAATATTGCTTATGTATAGGATCACTTCTACTCAAACTTCTAGAGTTACTAAGATAGGAGATGCTGACAATGAAGAAGCATATGAGATGGCTTGTGTTCGAAGAGTACATAAAGGGTTAAGAAAAAAAATATTACAAGACAAAGACATTTACTTATCATTGATGCAAAAAGACGAATTCAAATACGTTCCTGAGTACAGACAAAATCTCGTATGCACCGCAGGTTATTTTGATTCAGCTAGAAAATATTTTGGAAAATATGTTATTGATTTATTGAAACCAGAATACAAAGTACTAGACCTTGGCTGCGGAGTTTTGAGAGTTGGTCTTCCTATCATTAAATACTTAGATGTAAACAATTATTATGGGTTTGATATTTCAGAACATAGATTGATTGAGGCTAAACAGGAAGTTTCTGATAATAATCTCCTTTTTAAAAACCCTAAATTAACGAATAAATGGTCAGATATAAATTTGAAATTTGATTTTATATTGTGTTTTCAAGTTTTTATTCACCTAGATGATGAAATTTTAGACGATGTATTAGATAAAATATCTAGCAGCCTGAAAGATGATGGCGTCTGTATAGCTAGCATAAATACTTCAGATAAAAATGAAGATAATGCAAGATGGCTAGAATTCCCATTTGTTTGCAGACCTTATTCATTTTACGATTATCATTTACGTAAGCATGGGTTAAAATTTGAAAAAGTAACAAATTTCGGGGATACTTCACCAGAAAATCATGTTGACAGATTGATGAAAATAACAAGAATTTGAATGCAAAAAACCGAATAGCTTGCTATAATAGCATAGCGAACTGTCTTTGAGTTTAAAAGATTGAAAGGTTTTTATGAAATGGTTTCCGTTACTGAATTACACACACTATTCTTTGCAGTATGGTTTCTCAAGACCCAAAGAACTTGCTAAAAAGTGTAAAGAGAATTCCTATCCAGCGTGTGGGATAGCTGATTACAAGTCAATTTCCGGAGCCGTGTCTTTCTACAAAGCCTGTGTAGACAACGATATCAAGCCTATCATTGGATGTTCATTCGATGACTTTTCCATTTTCGCTAAGAATAAAAACGGATGGCTTGAGTTGATCCAGATCGTATCTTCTATAGATGAAGATGGCAATTACGATCCTTCTTTACTGATTCAACTTGGTAAAAACGGAAACTTGATTTGCGTAGCTTCGAAAGAAGTTTCATCGCCAATCAATGGTGACGATTTCTACGCTTGGTCTGAATCTTTCACAAAGACATTTTATGCAAACAAAGATCAAGCTGAATTGCATAGAATTATTCTTTGCTCAGCAAACAAAATGACCCTTCCTCAGGTAAAGAAAGAGCTGGCATCAAATAAATGCCCATCGATCAAGAATTGGCAATTCTTCACCTCTGACGATTTCTATCTCAAAGCAAAGAATGAGATATCACACATTTTAGTGAATGACGCTCGTGTCGATGATTTTCAAGAGATTTTCGATAAATGCGAAAACTATAACATTCTCAATCAACCGATGCTGCCCACGTTTGCTACTCCAAGCGGAGAGTCTGAAAAAGACTTTTTAAAAACATTGGCAAGGCAAGGTTGGAAAGAGCTGTTGAACGACAAAATCAAAAACGTTGATGAACGTACCGTTTATGGTGACAGGTTTCGCAGAGAATATGAAGTTATCGAGCAAGCAAATCTCTTTGGATATTTCCTGATAGTTTGGGATATTTTAAACTATTGTCGCAGTCAAGGTTGGATGGTCGGTCCCGGCAGAGGGTCGGCAGCAGGCTGTTTGATATCTTATTTGATTGGTATCACACAAATTGATCCAATTGAATTTGACCTTTTGTTTGAAAGGTTTTATAATGCTGGACGAAACACTGCGGATCATATCTCTTTGCCAGATATTGACATGGACGTTCCGGGAGAAAAACGTGACGAAATCATCGCTTACTTAAAAGACAAGTATACAAACACCAATGTTAGTCAAATGTTAACCTTTGGAAGACTTCAAGGCAGAAGTGCCATCAAAGAAGTTTTAAGAGTAAACAATGCCTGTGGCTTTAGCGAAATGAATGAAATTACAAGATATATTCCAAATGAAGCCGATATCTCGGATCAATTGGCAGAAATGGATGAAGAAGATCGATCTATTATTCGTTGGTCTTTGATAAACAACGCCAAAGAATTGAGAGATTATTGCTACATTTCAGATGAAGGAGAACTCAAAGGAGATTATGCTGTTTATTTTCAGCAAGCAATAGATATTGAAGGAACATTTAAAACCCAAAGCAAACATGCTGCTGGTGTTGTTATATCAGCAGAACCTCTTCATAAAGTATGCCCAATGGTCAATCAAAAAAACGGATCTGAAAAGATAGCAGGTTTAGAAATGTCTGATTTAGAAGCTTTAGGACACGTCAAATTCGACATTCTCGGTATCACTTTACTGGATAAAATAATGAAAATCAAGGAGCTAATCAATGGTTAGGGACGTTCTGGTGTTCGATTTTGAAACGGGTGGTCGCAACCCGCACACATGTCAACCAACTCAAATAGCTGCTATAGCTCTTGATGGTAGAAATTTTAAACTAAAAGGAACCTTCAACAGCTTGATGAGACCAATCATCGACGATGAAGCTGCTATTGCAGCAGGAGTGGGTCCGCTAGAAGAAGAAGCGTTAAAAATCACCAGACAGACACGAGAGGTATTGGCCAAAGCACCATTGCCAAAAGCTGTTTGGAAAAAGTTTACAAACTTTGTGAACAAGTACAATTGGAAAGGCACACCGTTTTTTGCTCCTATTCCTTGTGGCTTTAACATCAATGGGTTTGATATGCACATTGTGAATAGACTGTGCAAACAATATGGACCGTGGGATGAAGTGCGACTGCAACAAAAGTTATTTCATCAAATCTATAAGATAGATGTAATGGATGATGTTTGGCTATGGACAGAAAGTGATCCAGAGGTTAAATCCATCAGCATGGACGCTCTCAGAAAAAGAATGGGTCTTTCTACTGAAAACGCTCACGATGCATTGCAAGACGTTAAAGATACAGCCAATATTTTTATAAAATTACAAAAGTCAAGACGTGCAGTATACAGAAACATGAAATTTGATAACGCTTTTGTTGACGGCGATTTGTTCATTGTGTGAATAACCATTATATGTTGAGGTTTGAATGATCGACAGAAATGATCCTGAGGCTTGGAGCCTATACAAAAACGGTTTGACAAAAGGGATTTTCCAATTAGAAAGTAATCATGGTCGCAATTGGTCTAAAAAATTGGCTCCGGAAAACATAGAAGAACTTGCTGCATTGATAGCACTTTTGAGACCGGGGTGTACCAAGGCTATCATCGACGGAAAGTCAATGACACAAAGGTTTGTTGACAGAAAACACAACAGGGAAGAAGTTTCATATCTACATCCATCGCTTGAAGATATTTTAAAACCAACTTATGGGGTTTTAGTTTATCAAGAACAAGCTATGCGGATTGCAGTAAAGCTAGCTGGTTTCAGCGAAACTGAAACAGACAACCTTCGCAAGGCTATTGGCAAAAAGAAGGCTGATTTGATGGCCTCGATTCGAAATGATTTTATTGCTGGATGTAAAAACGTAGGACTTGTAGACGAAGAAACGGCGAAAGAAATTTTTGGATGGATTGAAAAGTCTTCCAGATATTCTTTCAATAAATCACATGCTGTAGCATACGCCTTAGACTCTTATTGGTCAGCTTGGTACAAAGCTCATCATACAAAAGAGTTTTTCCTGTCTTACTTGTTCTATGCTAATGAAAAGCAAGATCCTCATCAAGAAATCTATGAGCTGGTCAATGAAGCTAAACTATTCAATATAGAAGTAAAGATTCCTAAACTAAGTGGGTTTTCCACTAAATTCTGTATTACAAATGACGGCATTTGTTTTGGAATAAAAGACATCAAAAGCTTGACGGGTGTGACTGGCGACAAAGTCATTCAGGCTATCGCTCAAGCAGTTGATGAAATCAAAAAGCAACCATCAGAATTCACTTGGCTGGATGTGCTCGTTTATTTATCCCCAAAGATTAATTCGACAGCATTTAAAGCTTTGTGTGCTATTGGTTTCTTTTCGACAAAATCCACAGGTGTCACCAGAAATCAGGCTATTTATGAATATTTGATCTTTAAAGAACTAACCAAGAACGAAGTGCAATGGGTCTTCGAGAATCAAGCAAAAAGACAATGGCAAAAACTTGACGAATGTTTCAATGATTTGGCTCCAACCAAGAAAAATGGAGGAGGAGCAAGCAATGTGAATCGCAATCAGATCATATTGAATGAACTGAACATGCTGAAAAATCCACCGTATGATCTGAAAGATGATCCAGCGTGGATCGTCGATCAAGAAACCAAGATGCTTGGATGTCCAATTTCTCTTTCAAAGATAGACGCTGTGGATACGTCTGTAGCAAACGCTACGTGCAAGGACATTGTGAATGGAAGAAAGGGTAAAAACATTTGTCTTGTAGCAAATGTTCAGCGTGTATCCAATCACAAGATAAATAAAGCAAACAGCAAACAAAAAGGAAGAGTCATGTCTTTTCTGACAATAGAAGACGCCACATGCAGTTTAGACAGTGTGATCGTATTTCCAGACGTCAGAGACGTATACCATTTTATTCTTTATGAAGGAAACAATCTTATGCTTTGCGGAGAAGTTGATAAGGATAATTCATTTATTGTAGAGAAAATTCATGAAATTTGATTGCATTATGATTGTCAATAGACTATTATAGTACACAAGCGGAACAGATGGATAGCTGTGTTTTTTACTGATTCGGACGCTCAGATAGCAAGGAATAAAATGAGAAAAAAGAGGATATTGTTTTGTAGTGAAGCCACTTTTCTAAACACTGGTTACGCTACTTACACTCGTGAAATTTTAAATTACTTACATTCAACAGGAAAATATGAGCTGGCTGAAATGTCCAGTTATGGTCAAAGAAATGACCCAAGAGCTGCCGATATTCCTTGGAAGTATTATGGTGTTCAGCCAAACACAGAGTGTGAGCCAAAAGCCTCAAAGCAAGAGATGGATGCTTATCACGAAGTTGGAACAAACCAATTCGGTGAATTTATATTTGAGCACGTTTGTCTAGATTTTATGCCAGACGTTGTCTGCGATATCAGAGACTTCTGGATGCTAGACTTTGCAGAACGTAGCCCTTTTCGCCCATTCTTTGATTGGGTGATCATGCCAACCGTTGATGCTAGACCTCAAGCTCGCCAATGGATTTCCACATACTCTGGAGCCAATGGCGTTCTGACCTATTCTGATTGGGCTGGTGAAGTTTTACTGAAACAATCTGGCGGCAAGATGAAATACTGGGGTTCTTCTCCACCTTCTGCTCATCCAGCATACAAGCCAGTGGCAGACAAAAAGATTCACAAGATTTCTATGGGTCTCAATCCTGATTATAAAATCATAGGCACTGTGATGCGCAATCAGCGTCGTAAATTATACCCAGACTTATTTGAAGCGTTTCGAAAATTTCTTGACAAAGCAAACAGCAAGAATTATTATCTTTATTGTCACACATCTTATCCTGACTTGGGATGGGATATTCCAGAATTGCTTTTACAAAACGATTTATCTTCACACGTTTTGTTCACATACATCTGTCAAGAAACCAAAAAGCCATTTCCATCATTGTTCAGGGGTGCTGTGGCTCAATCTCCGTACACCGGCAGATGGAACGCAACATTGTCGAATGTTAAAACTGGAGCTTCATACGAAGAGCTATCAAATATCCAAAATCTATTTGATCTATACACTCAGTATGCAAACTGTGAAGGGTTTGGTCTTCCTTATGTTGAAGCGGCAGCTTGCGGTGTTCCTGTTTGCGGAACAGATTACTCTGCGATGGAGAGTGAAATAAGAAAGCTGGGAGGTTATCCAATCAAACCAGCAGCACTCTACAAAGAACTGGAAACTGGATGCTTGCGAGCAGTTCCCGACAATGATCTAGCAGCAGAATATTTTCTAGAATTCTTTGAAAAGTTCACTGACGAAGAACGAGCAGAAATTGGCAAACGCACTCGCTCTAATTTCGAACAATACTTTCAATGGAACTTGAGTGGATCTAAGTGGGAAAATATTTTTGACTCTTTGCCCATCAGGCCAATCGAACAAACTTGGGCTTCTCCACCAAGGATTCTAGAACCAGACCCTAAGCCAAGCGAAGAAACCATCGCTCAAGTAGAATCAACAAAGCTTGCTAGGTTTTTGATCGCAAACGTGTTGAAAGATCCAAGCATGTTGAATTCATTCTTTGAATCTAGATTGACAAGAGACTTGACATACAAGCAAACCACTGGTTCTACCGGAGGAATGTATTTCAATGAATCTTCTCAGGCTTTTGACGGCATGAATCATAGACATAATTTTGATTTTAACGCAGCTTACAACCAAATGGTTATGCGACGAAATAAAATCAATCAGTGGGAAAAACGCAGAGTAGAAGTTATGCAGCAAAGAGGTGCCATACAATGAAATCTGTAATAATCACGGGATGTGTTGGATTGATAGGGTCTCATTTTACTAGACATTTGTTGAAAAGTGGTTATAGGGTAATTGGCATAGATGATCTTAGTGGTGGGCACGTTGACTACTTGCCCAAAGACACCTCGTTCGAGCAGATTGAATTTCATCTTTTGAATTTGTCGGCAGAAAATGCTCCACAAAGACTAAACGATATTTTCAATCGAGAAAAACCAGTGGCTTGCTATCACTTTGCCGCATATGCAGCAGAAGGATTGTCCCCGTTTATTCGTAACTATAATTATACCAACAATATATTGTCTAGTGTCAATGTTGTGAACGCTTGCGTAAACCACGATGTTAAGTTGATTTTCACGTCCTCTATGGCTGTCTACGGAGACCAACAAACGCCGTTTACAGAAAATATGACTCCAAGGCCAATCGATCCATACGGAGTCGCCAAATACGCTGTGGAGCAAGATATCAGAATAGCCTCTGTGCAACATGGTTTAAGATACACAATACTCAGACCGCACAATGTGATTGGCATTTATCAGAATATCTGGGACAGATACAGAAACGTTGTGGGAATCTTTATTCGCAAGGTTTTAAACGATGAGCCAATGTTGATCTACGGAGACGGAAATCAAACTAGGGCTTTTTCAGACATCAAATATTGTATGCAACCCTTAGAAAAATTGATGACTGTGTGCGATGGTTGTACGTTCAATATAGGTTCCGACAAGTCTTATTCATTGAATGAGTTGTCAGACATTGTGGAGAAAGTGGCACGCAAGTATTCACGCACAGCTTCAAGAAAATATGTGCAAGAAAGACACGAAGCAAAACACGCGGAATGTGACCACTCGATGATCAAAGATGATAGAAACTTATGTTTTTACGACAATACAGATTTAGAACAAACTGTAGATGAAATGTTTCAGTGGGCAATCACACAACCTGTTCGTGAACAAAAAACCATGAAATATGAAATACAAAAAGGAATGTATGAATACTGGAAATAAACTACAGCTACCAGATGTTACAATCTTTACATTCTGCTGGGGAACAGAGCATGTAACAAAATCTCTCAGAGCGATGCTGATTGGTATGGATCAGGTAAATTTTAAACGTTCAGTTTTAATCACTGATAGTTCAAAAACTGATTTGACAATCTTCTCAAAAGTGATAGACTCTTTTGGTATAGAAGTCTATGACATGAATGTCAACTTGAACGAAAACATGTTTGATGATGACACGAATCGAATAGGTTTTTGTGAATCGTTTATTCAACAGGTGAATCGATACATTGTTGATGATTTTTGTTTGAATGTTCAGCACGACTCCACCATCATCGACGGCAGCAAATGGGACCAAAGATATCTTGACTATGACTACACTGGTGCTCCTTGGCCTATGAATATCATACAAGCAAGCGATATGGTGGCTGGTCGCATAGAGAAAATCCCGAACGTTGTTGGCAACGGAGGGTTTTCACTGAGAACTCGCAAGTTTGTGGAAGAATCAGCGAAACTAGGATGGCAACACAAAAATGAAGATTTAAATGCTTGTGTTTTCAGCTATGACGCCATGAAGAATGCTGGTATAAATTTTGCTCCACCTGAACTTGCAGCAAAGTTTTCAGTGGAACATCCTACACCTTATAAGAATTTTGACAGAAGAATTTTATTTAGTTATGGGTCTTTTGGATTTCACGGAGAATTTAACAGCGCAGGCATGAACTTTATCAAAAACTATAACCTGAAAGTCGATTAATGAAATTATCAGAAATGTCTTCAACTCCTAGGTATTGTACCGATAAAGATACAACGCATTCATATCTTGAGGTATATGATGAAGTTTTGGCACCATACAGAGACAACGATATAAATCTACTTGAAATAGGCAACAACTTAGGTGGATCTATAAAGCTGTGGATTGATTATTTTAAATCGGCACATATTCATGGGCTAGAAATAAACGATTTGAAAGAACTTCATGATTTGAATAATCAATATGATAATGTCGATATTGTTATGGGCGTAGATGCCTATTGTGAAAAAACCTTAGAATTAACTAGGTCAAAAGGGCCGTTTGACATTATTATTGATGATGGCTCACATCTTCCTTTACACCAGTTATTTGTTCTAAATTATTATATGCCACTGTTGAAAAGCGGTGGATTGATGGTTATTGAAGATATTCAAAATATGGATTTAATATCTTTATTATTGAAGAATATTATTTCATTAAAATCAAACGATAGAGTAGAAGTGTTTGACAGAAGACACATAAAAGATAGATATGACGATATTATGATTGTAATAAAGAAAGGTTGATACGATATGATAAAGACCAACAAGGTTCTGTACCTAGGATACTACAAAGAATATGGCGATTGGGGAAAGTTTGCGGTAAATAATATCAAAGCTTTGATGTCCGCAGGTGTGGATGTAGCGTGTCGATCAATTGTATTTCAAGACAATCGAACGCCAAGTGATATATTCAACGTGGAAAAAAATCAAACCAATGATTGCGACATTTGTATTCAGCATTTGTTCCCAAATCATATGTTGGCATCTTCCAATTTTAAGAAGAATATTGGAATACTAGCAAATGAATTTGTGACCATTGATCATTCTTGCTGGGTAGAAAAGCTCAACACAATGGATCAAATATGGGTTTCTTCACCTTTCGCAAAACAGGCGTTGGACAATACTGTTCTTCGAGATAAAACCGTTGTGGTTCCTTTTGCTTTTGACACAGACGTCTACAAGAAGCATCATCCAGCGTTAAAGGGAGGCATTGAGTCTGAAGGTAAATTTAGATTTTATACCATCAGCAATTTAGAAAATCCAGAAATAGAAAGAGTGATCAGATGTTTTCATTCTGAATTTGACCATGCTGACGACGCAGTACTTGTGATTCAAATCAATGGTGAAAATGCCAACGGTCTTGATGATAGGATTTCTAAAGTAAAATCAAACCTTGGACTTCAGAAGAATCCTACTTTTTACAAAAAGGATATGATTGTCAGCAAGGGCGATCTTGCTCAGTCTTCAGATAATTCTCATGCTTTTTGTGACTGTTATATTTCAAGCCTTAGCCAACGATCTCTTTTTAGTGAAGAGTTTCACGCTATGGCGTTTGGAAATACCCCCATTGTGTTACAAGATACAGACGCTGAATATTACACTGGAGCCAAATACTCTGTGAGCACTGTATATGAAACCAATGCGGTTCGCTCTGAACTTTGGCCTGACATCAGCAATGGTAAGAATTACATCATCAAACCTTGTGAGAAACAAATCAAAGACACGATGAGAAGACTTTACAACGAGTGGAAAGAGAATCCAGCGGTTTATAAAGTCAACAAGAAAAAAGAAGCTTTTGATAAATCAGAAGCGTTTTCAATCAAAAGTATTGGGAAGATAATGAAGGAGACATTAGATGCTTAAATTACACTCTATTTTTAACAGACACAACAAGCCAAAAGAAACACCTTACAATGTATTGACTTTCAATACTCACGAAAGATATCAAACTCAACTAGCTAAAACTGGACATGATTTCTACGCTTTTAATCATGATGGAGGCAAAGATTGGTTTAGCGGTCATGCCCCTATGCCAAAGAATTATTATCAGCTTCCTAAGAATTCATTGTATCCCGGAGTGCCTTTTGATTTTATACTGGTGAACAGTAAATTTGGTCAGTTCCAAACGGCTACGCAAATCAATAGAACTTTACAGATTCCAATCCTATGCTTGGAACACACACTTCCTTTGCCTCAATGGCCGAATGAGCAGCTTGAACACTTTCAGGCCATGAAGGGTGATGTCAACGTATTCATCACAGAGTACTCCAAGAAGCAATGGGGAATGACAGGAGATGTAATTTATCACTCTATTGACACTGAAGCTTTTAAGCCAGACAGTCAGATTGAAAGATCTGGCGTTTTGACCGTAGCTCACGATTTTATCAAACGTGATTATGCGTTGAATTATTCTGGATGGGAAAGAATCACAAAGGGTTTGCCACGCCTCGTTGTTGGTGAAACAGAGGGTCTTTCAAAGCAAAGTGAATCTGTAGAAGATCTGATCAAATCCTATCAAAGTGCTTTGGTTTATATAAACCCTAGTGTGTTGAGCCCAGTGCCAACGTCTATGCTTGAGGCTATGGCTTGTGGATGTGCAATCGTGACGACTGAAACGTGTGAAATACCAAATATAATTAAGAATGGTGTCAACGGATTTATGTCCAACGACGAAAATGAATTGAGAAAATTCACAGAGCAATTGCTTGCAGATCCAGATTTAGCTGCCACAATGGGAGCCGAAGCAAGACTAACAATTGAAGAAAAGTTTTCAGAACAGCGTTTTATTAAACAATGGAACAATACCTTTGACAAAGTACACGGGGTGGTAAAATGAAAGTGCAAATCGTAAGAAAAGATCAGGAAGCTATTGTTGGATACGAAGTTGTCAAGGTTGAATCTCCAAACTCATTGGAAATTTCACACCTTGTTGATAACTCGTGTGAAAATATCCTCGCTGCCGACCTTGTGGACTCATTCAACAATGAAATCCTTCCGCAGCTATGCAAAGCTTTGGTGAGCAAGCTCAGGTTCAATGGTCAACTTGTTTTAGGAGGTACAGACGTTAGATTTTTCGCAAAGCATCTTCTGAATGGAATTCTTTCTCCAGAAGAAGCTTGTGAAATAGTCAGGTCAATACACTCTATGTCAACATCAGACATGGTTAGGCAGCAATTGGAAAGCGTCAACTTGAGAGTTATTTCAATCCATATGGATGGCTTGCACTACGAAGTGAAAGCCGTGAGGGCTTAACATGAAAAATACTTTATTTGGACTAGCTGTTTATTGCAATGAAGATGTTGAAATTGAAAATTTAAAAAACACTATCGATTCATTAAAGCAGATAAACTATGACAACAACAAGGTCAAGGTTGTTATATCAAAAAATCATTCTAGCAATTGTCAAACGATAGTTCATTTTGTAAACATCCTTCAAGAGAGATTTCTGGCTTCAGAAGCTGTGTTCCATTTGCATGATAATCTCACCCTGAGAGACACAGAATGCTTTCAAAAATTGGCACAAGCTACATACTTTGTAAAAGTGCAAGCTGGAATGACCGTAGATAAAGATTTATTTTCTAAAATAGATACGATGTTAAACGAAGATTCTAGAAAAATAGATCTGTTTGAGACAGACCATTTCTTTTTAGCGTCTAACGATAGTGTGCGGGACAATTATTTGAATTTTAATGATTACGATTCAACGATTGAATGTATTAGAAATTTATCTATCAAACAGGAAAAATATGAAAAAATCTAATAGATTCACAACAATAGCCAAGTCGAATGGTCATTCTAATCTCAGAGAAGAGAAGATGACTATAATATTGCTTGCAGAAAACTATGGCTATAGGATGAAGTCTTACGGTCCAATTTCGTTGGTGCAAGTTGACGATAAGACACTATTAGAAAAACAAGTAAAAGCAATTAGTTCTGTTTTTATTGATTTTGAGATCATTTTGTGCTCTGGGTTTGAAACCTACAAAGTATATCATTTTATTCAATCTAAATTCCCAAACAACAAAAATATAAGAATTGTAGAAAATCAAGTATACTACCATTCTAATTGCTGCGAGGGTTTGAGATTATGCATGAGCAACACCACGAACACCCGAATGTTGGTGTGTGGAGGAGGAATAGTTTTAACCACAGAGTATTTAAGGTCATTGAATTTAAGAAAATCGTCTATACTAACTCAATCGGGGGTAAAGGATAGTGCCTTTGAAATAGGCGTTATAGAGAATGACTCAAGATTAGAAACCATGTCTCTGGCTGTTAAAGAAAAGGTTTGGACAGAATTGCTTTACTTGACAGGCGATGCATTGATCAAGTCATTCTACAACATGGTGTCAAAACCAGAACTAAAGAATAAGTTTTTGTTTGAAGCCCTCAATATCTGGAAGGGCAGAAGACAACTGTATGTATCTGATAATTCTTCAGATCCAATTTTTAAAATCGACAATATCAAAACCTTGAAGAGGATAACAGATGAAAATTTTGTATCATAACTATAGCAATTTCCTGTCAACAGAACCTATGTATATGCACAACACTTTCACAAGATGCGGCATAGAAAGTGTTTTTTGGAATTCTAGTAAAACAAGTGCGTACGACACGTTTGATTTAAACAAACCAGATGTGTTTGTCACTCACTTTCGAACATTTACACACGACATCTT